ACTGGTCCACTTCCAGATCCTATATTGATGCCAAGGTGCTTCACCAGATCGCAACGGACCGTATCCAAGCTGCTTGAGTTGACCCTTCGGGGACTGATGGAATTTGCGCACTTGTATTGACACTAACATAGAAAAATGCATTTAATACGTCATGGCATAACAAAAGCCAATATGGAGAATCTATTATACGGGAGCAGTGATATACCCCTATGTGATGAGGGGATTAAAATGCTAAACCGTTTGAAACAGAGTGGAATTTATCCAAAGGCTGATCAAACTACTACTCTATATACAACTGGCTTCATAAGAACAGAACAAACCTTTGAGATTATCTATGGCTCAAAGGAACACCAACAAATCGCACAGCTTAGAGAGTTTGATTTTGGAGATTTTGAATTAAGGGATATTAAAGAGCTTGAGATGGATCAGGACTTTATAGAATGGAGCAAAAATAAAGTTAGATTGATAACATGTCCAAATGGCGAAAGTCTGTTGGAGTTTCGAAATAGAGTTGAAGCCGGATTATTTAAAGTCCTTTATGAGCTGCAATTGTCAGATTTTAATAATTCAAAGTGCATCATCATATGCCATGGGGGCGTAATTTCAATGATAATGGGTAAACTGTTTCCCAAATATGAGAATAATATGTTCCAGTATGCTCCTCTTCCAGGAAGAGGATACTCAATTTACTTTGATAATGAGGAAGCCTTATCATACCGGGATATTTAATAACTTTTCGGTATTATCCGTGCTCATAAAAAATTGGGGAATGAAAGCAGATAATACTTTATGAATTACTAAGGGTAATGTACGGATGATTTTAATTTAATAAATTAGGGACTACCCCAAGTTCTGGAAATTTAAAGGTTCCATAAATCATCACTTTTTTTCGCCCTCTACTTGGCCGGTTTTCTTTTCAATCCTTATAGTATTGTTGCACGTTGGATAATTCGTGCAGCCATAGAATTCTCCGTATCTTCCATTTCTAAGGACCATATAACCACCACATATATCGCATTTTATATATCCGTTAAGCAATTGAATATTGTTCAAAGTCGCATCACACTGTGGATAATTAGAACACCCAAGGAACTGGGAACCATTGATATTATTCTCTATATCCTTTCTGGCAAACTGGGCAATTTGGGTTATCCATAATCGATTTCTCATCTGTTGCCATATTAAACACCAAGTTATGTGTTTGAATTAGCTCATCTACAAAAACTGAAGGGTGCTGATCAGGTACCATGAGATAAGTACTATTTTTAGTTCTTGTAAGCGCAACATAGAACAACCTTCTTTCTTCAGCATATTCAAAGCTGTCTGAGTCTGTAAGAACTAGCGAAAGAACGGGGTCATCGGATATTTTATTTGGAAAACCAAGCAGTCTATTATGAAGGTTAATGATAATAACATTATTTGCCTCAAGCCCTTTTGATTTATGAGCGGTCAAAAAAGACATCTGTAAATCCGGATACCTATTATCTTTCAAAAATACACCGTCCCGGTTTTTGATAATGCTAAATTCTTCACTTCCATTCAAGACCTCAATATCATAATTTGTTCTGCCCAAAATCATTATTTCTGATTCTTTGCCGAAAAGATATATAATTTCATCAATAGCCTTTTTAACGGCTGTCTTAATATCAGCATTAAAGCCAAAAAGTCTGATTGGGTTGCTGTTATGCTTGTCAGATACCAAATCCTTTTTTAACTGTTTCGGGTTTTTCATTATGAAGTCCCCTGCAATGTGTATAAGTTCTTGCGAATTCCTATAGGTCTTTTCTATTTTCATTATTTCGCAGAACCCAAAGTACTTTTTAAAACTCGTAAACAAATCAATATCACTGCCGGTAAACCTGTAAATTGATTGCCAATCATCGCCCACAACCATGAGTCGCGCGTTTGTTTGTTTTTTAATTTCTTTAACTAGGTTGAATCGGCTCATGGAGATATCTTGATATTCATCAACAATGATATATTTATATGAAAGAGTTATTAGCCCATTCCTTATTATATCAGTTGCTATATTAATCATGTCATTAAAGTCAATATACCGGGAGTTTTCCAATACCGATTGATATTTAGAGAATATTGGTTTTACGATAGAAAGAAAAAGGATTGTTCTTTGTCTTAGGAAAGTGTTTTTGTACCCATTAGCTATCGCAATTAGTTCTTCAAAATTCTCTTCGGAATATCCTCTGGACTTGAACAGCCCAATAAATGTCTGAATCAGCTTCTTGAACTCTTCAAAGTAGTTGTCTTTTCTTTGTGAGAAAAGCATCTCATATATCTCTTTATGATCAATATCACAATATTTAACCCCTTTATATTTCAAAAGCCTATCAAGATTAGATAACAGCATACCATCTTTATTGTAATACGAATAAGTTTCAATCAACGTGGTATTCATTTTCTTATGTAGATCTCTTTTCCAAAAGATTCCTTCGATATACTTCTGCTCTTCAACAGGAGTTAGCCATGGTGCCCTAAAATCTTTTGTAATTCCAAAATGCTCTAGATAAATATCGTAGTCATCTAAATAGAAGTCAGGCTTGTATTTCTTTCTGTATTTATCATCATCGCTTGTGTATTCGTATGGGTATTCTTTTTCATAAGTATAATTGACACCATTCAAATACAAGAAATTCGCAATCGTTACTTCCTCAAGGCTCCTGACCGTTTCGCCTTTGATTGTTGTTTTGGTATTTTTTGCAAACTCTATTTTTGATTTCAATGTCTCAAAATCCGAGTTCTTTACATGCTCGTATGCATCGCCCAAAGTATCGTATTCCTCTAAATCTTTAGGGATGTTAAGATAATATCCAAAGAACTCTATCAGGCTTCTAATTACCTCCTTGTCCCTTTTTATCTCTTCATTAAAATATTCATCTATTACTTTCGGTAATTCCTCAAAAACATCCGGACGCACACCCTTATAGCGAGAGATAATGTCAAGCCCCAATTTGTGAAAGGTTTTAGCCTCTACATTAATTTTTAGCCTATTTGTTATCCTTTCCTGCATTTCATCTGCCGCTTTTCTCGTAAATGAAATCAGCAAAATATCATCCGGATTTACATTCTTCTTATCTACTAAATACTTTACTTTTCCGGAAATGGTAAGTGTTTTCCCGCTGCCTGCGCCTGCCAATACTAGATTGTTATCTTCATCCACTATCACAGCTCTTCTTTGCTGATCGTCAAGTGATTTGCCGTCTATGTTGCTCAAAAAATTAGCATGCACGGTTAATTCCGACTTAACAAACTCAGTATTCCATTCTTTAACCAATTTATCTAACTGAGGATAGATGCGTTTGAATTGCTGCACATTGGGATATTTAGATAAAGAATTATAAAGAGGATTAGAGAATTTTTTATACAATTTCTTGTAATCCTCTTTCAGGCTCTCCTTCACGCTGTAACGGAAATAATCTTGTTTCGCTGTTTCGACAGCCTTAATAAAACCCTCGACGCACTTTAATTCCGCTTGCACTTCAGGGCTCTTTTCAAACGCAGCTCTTTTTAATTTTACAGACAGATAAATTCCAAAGAGAATGATTATTATGATTACAATTATCAACTCGGGCATAATAAAATCCTTTTTATTGTGTATAAAAGCAGATTTAGGATGAAGCATACTTATCTTAAAGCATCTTGAAACTTGATTTGTGCAGATTTTCCGTACTCAATGGATCGGAATTTCATATTTACCATAATTTAATGGTACTTGTAATTCTAGCAATTGTCAAATTAGGCTCTTTGTCCTCAGTCATGGCTTTATTTGAATAAGAAAAGATATATATTAAGCTTACTTGTCATTTCAACTATTGTCAATAATTGTATGAAAATATTTTACAATTCTACTATCCATAACCTAAGTTTACTTATCCGTCCATCTTAGTGCCGTCCTTTAGGCAGAAAGTGCATGTCCCATCCGTTGATACGAGAACCTTCTCCACCAGCGCGTTCCAAAGGGACTCATCAAACTCCATTAGAAAGTCTTTCTGTTCTTGTAACCCTTTGATGAATCCGTTTATAATCTGTCTTTTACCCTGCCTCTGTCGTTTCTGTTCTTCCAATGATTCCAAACGATTCAACGCTTTACGATGCCGCTCGATGTACTTATCATTTCGCGCAGCCCATTCGTCCTGGCTAGTTGCCATATGAGCATTTTCGTAGATAGCCCTTCTGGAAAGCTCCACAATCTCTTCGATTTCCTGATGCAGAGCTTCTATTTCTTCCTCAAGTTTCCTGTCATCACAAAAGGAAGTTTGTACCAGGCGGCAATTGTCGATCAGTTCCTTTCGATAAGGGAGCATGGAATTAAACATTTCAACGAACTTCTTCTTTATTTGTTCCTCCGTGACGTGAGGGGTGGCACATGTTCTTCCTTCCGTGTACTTTTCATTACAACGCCAGATGATGCGCCGGTAGGGTGTGTTGGAGCACCAGACTTTCCGACCAAAATAGCCGCCGCACTCTCCGCAGACCAGTTTGGTCGAAAGATGGCTTTGACAGGTTCCCGGTCGACCAAGGCTTTTCCTCCTTTGTATTTCGATCTGAACCGCGTCAAACTCGTCCGGGTCAACGATGGCCGGATGGCTATTCTCCACATAATATTGAGGGATTTCCCCTTGGTTAATCTTTTTCTTCTTTGTGAGAAAATCCACAGTATAGGTTTTTTGAAGCAGCGCGTCTCCTTTGTATTTCTCGTTTTCCAGGATGGAGCCGACTGTGGTGGCTTGCCATCGGTCTTTGCCGCCGGGAGTCTTGATGCCCGTTTCGGTTAAGTACTTTGCGATGGCGGAAGTGGTCTTTCCTTCCATGAACATGCGGTAAATCAGTCGAACAATTTCTGCCTCCTCTTCGATGATCCTAGGGTTCCCATCTTCCCCCTTTTCATATCCCAAAAACCGCTTATATGGCATGGTGACCTTGCCATCTGAAAACCTTTTTCTTTGGCCCCAGGTTACATTTTCGGATATCGACCTTGATTCTTCTTGCGCAAGTGAACTGAGCAAAGTGATTAAAAGCTCTCCCTTGCTGTCGAAGGTATAAATGTTTTCTTTCTCAAAATAAATCTCCACGCCATTTTCTTTGAGCTTTCGAACGGTTGAAAGACTGTCCACAGTGTTTCTCGCAAACCGGCTGACAGACTTCGTAATGATCAGATCAATTTTACCTGCAAGGGCATCATTCACCATCTTATTGAAGCCGTCCCTTTTTTTCGTGTTTGTAGCGGATATGCCTTCGTCTGTATACATTCCAGCAAATACCCAGTCAGCCCTTTCCTTTATATATTTGGTATAGTAGTCAACTTGCGCTTCATATGAGGTCATCTGTTCTTCACTGTCGGTAGAAACCCTGGCATAGGCGGCAGTCCTTCTTTTAGTAGCAGGATGTATGTTGTCTGCAGATAATTGTATCGTTTTTGCTGGAATGACTCTTACTGTGGATGTCATTTACTTCGCCTCCCTTTTACCTGTTGCCGGGCTTCCTCCCTCATTTGTGGAGTCCAGCTTTCGCTGCGAGATATGTCTTGCCATTCCCTTTCCATCACATCACCGTTATTAAATTTGAAGATGAGCTTGTTAAATGCGGGTACTATAATCTTTTCAACCTTTCCCGCAAATACATGTTTATCAAATTCTTTTAGATCTAAAACTTGAGTCGCCGCTTCATAAAGTATGATTTCAGGAATCTGCTTGGTATAGCAAGCAGTCTTTCCCTCATTTAAGTAAGTCTCACATTGCCACATAGGCTTTCCATTTCGAACCTTTCTTTTATAGGTTTTTGCACATAAGCCACATTGAATAAGTCCGCTAAAGGGGTATCTGTTTCTGACATTCCCCTTTATTGCATTCTCCTTGATCCGTGTTTTTAGTATCACTTGCGCTTTATCAAATGTATCGACATCGATGATTGCAGGATGGGTGTGCTCCGCATAATACATAGGCATTTCACCTTTGTTCTTAACAAGCTTTTTAGTCAAATGGTCAGTCACGAACTTCTTTTGTAGAAGAGCATTCCCTGTATATTTTTCATTGCTCACCATGTCAATGATTCGGCCGTTATTCCATTTTCCTTTTCTCGGGTTTTCTATCCCTGCGTTTATGAGCTTTTTAGCAATGCTCGTTCCGCCAATTCCTTTTATGTAATCGTCAAATACAAGGCGAACGATTTTAGCTTCTTCCGGCACAATCTCAACTTGTCCTTTCCTTATCTTATAGCCGTACATAAATCTAAGGTTCGCAAGCTCCCCATTTTCAAACTGCCTTCTTATCCTCCACTTACAGTTTTCGCTTACGGATCTGCTTTCTTCCTGTGCATAACCAGCTAGCACTGTAAGCATAAGCTCTCCATCGGCACTTAATGTATGGATGTTCTGCTCTTCAAAATACACATTAATGCCCAGGGCTTTCAATTCTCTCACCGTCTCTAGCAGATCCACCGTATTTCGGGCAAACCGGGAAATCGATTTGGTAAGAACAAGATCAATTTTGCCTTCCCTGCAGTCGCTCACCATCCGCATAAATTCCGGCCTGTTGCTCTTTGTTCCAGTGAAGGCTTCATCTGCATAAACCCCCATAAAACTCCATCCCTTGCGGTTTTGGATGTAGCCTTTGTAATAGCTGACCTGTGCTGCAAGGGAATGAAGCATTTCGTCTTTTCCCGACGATACCCTTGCATATGCGGCAACCTTCGTAAAAGCAGGCATTGCCGTAACAGCTCTTTCTATTTTAGTTATGGTTTTTATCATTTTGTATGTCTCCTCTCACATTACATACATCACTCAAACCGCTTCTAATAGCAAGTCATTTTACGATATATACTTGTTTTTGTGAGCCCATATTTCTGCGCTATAACATCTTCAGCGTCCAGAAATTCTTTCTTAGAAATAACCCCTTCTTCAAACCACCTGTTGAACATCAAAACGGCTATTCTATAATTAATCAATCTTTCTTCCTTGTTCATTTGGCCACCACCTTTGACTTGCTATAGCAGCTTCTTGAGCAGAATTTTCTCTCTCTGCTTACGTGATCTGTAAAATCCATGCCGCAGGTAACGCAGATATACTTTTTCGTTGTCTTATGTCTCACCTTTTCAGGATGGGCATTCCACCACTTCATGCGGCATTTATCGGAGCAGAACTCTTTCTTTTTCTTGCCGGGAGTATGAGTTAAAATAGCATTGCACTGGCGGCAAAATGAGTCTGGTTCAGATTGATCTTCAGATGTGCCATTTAGAACGTTTCTCCTGCAATATGATTTGACTGTATTTACCGAAAGGCAAAGTGTCTGAGCGATTTTCTTATAGCCGTAGCCGGCAAGGTATAGTTCCTTTATTTGCGTTCTTTGTGTATCTGTCATTTCGGCTCCTCCAATCCAAAGGATAGAGTTTAAATCTTCCTTCTACTTAAAGCCAAAAAAATTAACCCTCAAAAATAAAAAATATCCCACCGAGCAGAGGTACTGGCACGATGGGCATCATAGTTTCGTAAAGCTTTTATTCTATTTTAATAAAGGCATCATTAAACCCTGCCGCTCTTACCCTTTTAAGCATGGCATCTGCGTTGGATTTAACCGAATATGTGCCGACTTGGACGTGGTAGAGTTTCTTTGGCGCTGGTGAGAGGTTCGGGGGAGAGATACTATCCATGTCAAGGGACCTCTTCACATCCGCTCTAAACGTATCCATCGATTTTCCATGCTTGGGAAACCAGTGCATCTGACCTGACCCCTGTTTTCGCATATTAAGAATGTTAGACATTGGCTGCAATTTGCATCGCATATTCTTCCGGTGTTAAGTTTCCAAGGGAAGAATGCGGTCGTTCCCGGTTATATTCTT